GCAGGAAACTTTTGCCGCAACTCGGTGGCCCATACCATAGCGACACCGCACGGCGCTGCAGAATGCCCTTGACCAGCCAGTCCACGCCGGAACGTCCGCGGCCGGCGTCCACGAAGCGCACCGCCGAATAGGTCGAGACGGGAGGCTCTGGCGACCATTCTGCTAAACTATCGACTATCTCAAATAGCTTTGCCGCATCACCGCCAGCCTGGTCGCGCCAATCGGTAACATCGCCGCCATCCGGGCATCCCCTCCAGTGGTCGGGCCAGGATAGAACCTTGACGGATGCCGCGACGTTCTTGAGCGACAGCGCGACCTCGTGCCCGCGCTTACGGCCAGCAGTATCGTTATCGAGAAGTACGACCACATTGGCGTCGCGTAATTCCTCGGCGTGCTCTGGTCGCCAATTACCAGCACCGCCGCTGTTAGTCGTGCAGACCATTCCCCATTCGACTAATGTCTCGCAATCGCGCTCGCCCTCGACACAAAAAATGGTGCGTCGCTCGTTTGGTTCTTGCGCTAACTCCTCGCGCAGCTCAGGCCAGCGGTAGAGCACGTGCGGCACCGCCTCGACCTCGATGCGCTCCGCCCCGGTCCACCGCGCGACGCGCTCCTTGGTCGCGGCGTAGAAGTTGCCGTCGTTCCCGCGCAGGAAAACGCCCTCGCCGAGGCCCCAGACCCAACTCTGCTTGTTTCGGTCCTCGAGCACGGGACCGTAGGGGCGGCGCTGCAGGAAGGACTTCTTGCGCCGGCCGTCATCGCCCAGCCACTCCTGCCGCACCACCTGATAAAGCAGGATGCCGTCAGGAGTCAGATAATCGTAACTCGCCGTTATTTCGCGGGTGTGCGGTCGCTGCGTTTCGACGCGGCCTTCATGCGGCGGCGGCTCAGGGCCTAACGGACCGTTAGCGTGGCCGTTGGCTTTGGGCTTGCTGCCTTTCGGCAGCGGCAACCCGGCGAGCTTGGCCAACGACTCGACTGCTTCTTCAAAGGTACAGCCGGTGGCGAACATCTCGAAGGCGAAGATGTCGCCACCCTTGTCGCCCTTGCCGAAGTCCCGCCAGACGTTCTTGGAGGTGTTGACGCTCAGCGACTCGTCGTCGACCGCCTTGTACTCGGCGCTCCCGGCCTTGCGGAGCTTGTAGCGCCGTTGCACTACGTTGATGACGGGCAGCGCAGCCTTGAGCTCCTCCAGAAAGCGGTCGGGAAAGCGCATTCATGTTTCTTTTTAGACTGCGGGTTCAACAAGTGTTGCCGTCATTTTGTCCAAAAGCGTAGCATTGCCGCTATCGCGTTCGGCTGAGCGTAGATTTTCAACGGCCTGCCGATAATAGGATGGCTTGAGTTCGGCGCCGACAAAACGGCGTCCCATTTCAAGCGCAACATAACCGGCTGTTCCGATGCCGCTGAATGGCGAAAGCACTATATCGCCGGGATTAGTCCATAGATCAATGCAGCGCCGCACCGGCGTCAATTGCAACGGCGAGATATGCCGCTCGTCCTGCTCGTCCCGCGCCATGCGGTGCGAGAGCACTTCCGATTGGGCAATATCCATCCACACAGGTTCGGCATATCGCTGCCAGATGAATATCGACTTGTGATCAGTGAATGTGCGAGCACGGCCGAAATCGTCAGGCTGTTCGCGCCATGACGCGCGCGCTTGTTTGGTTAATTCGGCATCTGTAAAATCGTCGCCATAATAGGTTTCAAACACTCCTCCTATTGGTTCGTCATTCTCGCCAGGCTTTCGCAATGTCACGATACTGTCGCCGACTGCCATGCGACTCATAGCCGAATCTTTTGTTATCTGTTTGTGCAGCAAGCCTAACGCTTTAGTGCGCTGCATCGCTGAGACTGGATCTTTGCGAATAAACACACGTGAATGGTAGATAAATCCGGCGTCTTGGCAAACTCGGATATTCTGGCCCGGAAAATCTCGCATACCGATAAAGCCGTAGCGCGTAATTGATGTCGGCAAATCCATGCAGTGAATGCTGATAAGCCGTCCCGGTTTGAGCGCACGAAATACACCGTCGATCACGAAACGATAGTGATCCCAAAAGACTCGATCATCGCTATTGTTGGATACGTCGCGCGGGCTATCGCTGAAGGTGTAAAGCGAAGCAAACGGCGGCGAAAATATTGAATAATGCACACTGCCTTCCGGCAACCCGCGCATCATATCAATGCAATCAGAATTATATAGCGCCCAGCCTTCGCCTTGCGCTTGATTGAGAACTTTCACATCCATGTTGGCAATTCCATTTTAATTGTTGGATCGTACGGCTCTTTATTAGTGCGGCCTAAAACTTGTTCTTGCATCAGATCGCGCATGTGAACCGCCATCGCGTCTTGCATTTTGTTGAACGCGAGTTCTTTGCGTCGAATGTTCGCGACTATATTGCCTTCGAGTTCAGAGGCAATGAAATATCCTTCGACATCGCGATGTTGACCAAAGCGCCAACAGCGTCGAATTGCTTGATAGATTTGCTCAAAACTGTCGGTCAGTCCGACAAATACCATGCGAGCACAATGTTGCCAGTTCATGCCATGGCCGGCGAGCGAGGGTTTGCTGATTAGAATGGGTGGTCGACCGTGCTTAAAGCCGAGCAATCGTTCGACTTTGATATCGGTAGAATGTCGGCCGGCGACCTGTAATGCGCGCGGTATTGCATCCTCGATAGCATCGGCTTCGCTATTGAGATTGCACCAAATCAGCCAAGGTTCATTCGGCTCACGATTTACGATATCGACGGCTGCGGCAACGCGCGCTTCGACGGTATCGCGCCGCACGCCAATGCGTTCGCTTAAAGTAGAAGCCATGAACGGGAAAAGTTGGCCAGCTATTGGTGCATAACCGGCGGCAACATTTATTTGATGAAGATTGAGCGATGGCAAATCGTACTCCGGGTCGTCAAAACCCAAATCGCGCGGATGACGAACAACAATGGCCCATGATGCAAGCCAGCGCCAGAAATCATTAGCGGCGTGCCGTTTAAGTCGCCAGCCATCCGCTCCAGCACTATCATCGTTCGCTCTTATCGAGCCATCGTGAACAAAAAACATTGAAAGCATTTCTTTGGATGTCATGACGCCAAGAAATTCTGCATGCTGTCCTAATTCAGCATAGTCGTTTGGTGCTGGCGTCGCTGTGCAGCAGAGGCGCCATGGAATCGTTCGGCATGCATCGGTCAGCATAGCGCGCGTCTTGCCATCATGTGATTTAATAATACCGCTTTCATCCAAAACGATAGCAGCAAAATTATCAATTTTGAATTTCTCGAAACGCTCGTAATTCGTGACAACAATATTGCTGCGGATGCGCGAAGGATCGCTAGCATAAGCTACCCCATCGATATTAAATTTAGTCGCTTCTGCGACGGTCTGCTCAGCGACCGCGAGCGGCGTCAATATCAGCACTGGACCATCTTCATGGTCCGCGACTGTTCGCGCCCACGACAACTGTTGTAGCGTTTTCCCTAATCCGGTTCCTTCAAACAATGCAGCGCGCCCGCGACGAAGAGCCCATTTTGTTATCGCGGCTTGAAACGGTTTTAATGACGAAGGAAGATTACGAATATCGCTTAATCCGCTCGATTGGACTGCAAAGCTTTTTTCGCGGAGGAATTGTTGATAACTCTTAATCATCATTCGGTCGATTCTAGTTCTAAGTCTTCCGTTTCCTCCATCGGCGGTTTCATCGTTGGCTTCTGATTGATCTCTGGTATCGGCACCGTGCGGTTCTTCTGCACGATGGCCACGAACTCCTTCTCGTTTGCTTTCAGGAGCTCCAGCGTCGCGGCTATCTTGCGCATTATTTTGCGCCGCCGTTCCATTCCCGGATAAAGCGGCGAGCCTTCCGAGTTGAGCACTTGCTGCCATATATTTGCATCCTCAATTTCTGCTTCCGCGTAGAGAATCATGTCAAGCAAACTGATTTTTTTGCCTTCGCTCATGCAGCATCCTTCGGGCATGGGTATCTTTGCTCAAGGATGGCGATGGTCAGGCTGAACTCATCTTCGCCGATTTCGTATGTTTTCAGAACTACCGGAGGATTCGGGTTCCCTGCTTTCGGTTGTTCGTAATCCAGCGGACGCTTTTCCGCGTATGGACCGCGCATTCCCTTCAACCAAACAAGATGACCGCCGATGCTCATCGCTCGCCTCGAAATAGCGGCGTCATCGCCACAGCCAAGCGCGGATTAAGCCTTGCTGCAGCAAAGAAAAATAAAACGGCAGCGTCAGCTTCGTCTGCGGTTTCTGGCTCGACGCCGAGCAACCTGATTTCATCCATCACCCGCCGCTTGGTTTTTTGCTTGCTCTTGTTGGTCCGCCAGCCGAGCACGGAGTTGCGGGCCTCTTGGACGCTCAAGCCTTCGACTGGTTTGTTGTATTCAGCGCATGTCATTTCGAGAACCCCGATTGCACCTCTAAGAAAAGCTATCGTTGGTTCTTGTGCCCCAATACGCGCCATTACAGCCAATGCCATCGGATTTTCATAAAAAACAGCGTCGCATTTTTCTTGGTCAAAATATTTCCTCAAAAATTTCGCGAACATCAGCAAGCGTTGCGGACGTCCTTCTCCAGCGTCAGATGTGAACCAACTCCAGATGCGCGGCTTGGCACCGACCTCGCCATCCGCGCACCCGACAGTAGTCGCCACATCGAGAGCTAGAATAATTGCCATGCCTTGCCTTTCCAAACCGGACCTTGCCTCAGCTAACCACGCCACGCCGATGCCTCGCCCAACCGGATCAGATTTTGGCTAATAAACTTTCGCCCTCCAATCATGTTCGTTCTGCCATCAAATCCAACGCGCGGGCGAGCGGACCCATCGGAGAGCCGTCCGGATTGCGCTTCAACGCCGCGCGAATGACCGACGCTTTGCATCCGTGCTGTAACGCGAGCGAGATAGCAACGGCACCATCCGCTGCATTGACGTCGGACTCGCTTCCCGATTTCCCGCTGGTGTTTAGAAACAACTCCGCCAATTCGCCGTCATCAAACCGCGCTGCCGACGCGACGTACCGTTGGCTCGCGTGCTCGAATGCAACCGTGATAATTTCGCGCCGGTTGGGAAGTTTGCGGCGCATCATGCGGTTATCGCAACAATATCTGAACTTGTAGGATGAATTGAAACTGACGCTCTCGTAGGACCATTAACGTAAAGATTGGCGGCGCATGATGCCGCCAGTTGATCGCAGTGCGTCAAGACAAGCTTAAAATATCTCGTCTTAGCATCGGCTCGACAGCGATCCATTAAAGCATTCGCATCAAGTGTCCCAAAACGCAACTTGCCTTGGAACTGATGGTCTAGGTTGGTATCGTCAAAAAAACGCATACGCAGATTTTCTGTCGGCAACGGACCAGCACCATGTCTCGTCAAATAAGTGCGCGAAACATAGTAAATGTCTACCTCTGCGATCTTGGCATGCTCGCAAAGTACGCGGACGTTCTTCATGCCGGTATTTGAGCGCGTCAAGTGTGGGAAAAATTCTTTGTTGTCCTGATCCAATAATAGGCCCTGAGCACCCTCGAATATTGGGTCTGGACATTGAGCGATGCCGAGCGGATGAACGCTATCGGCAAACTTTGAGCAACACCGGACAAAATCTGCAATCATTTCATCCGGCTTTTCGATGACTCTGCCCATCCGATAGGTTGCATACTTGGTGCAGATTTCTTTCAGTTTATTTTCCAACGGCACTTCGTTCCACAGATCGCTCATCGTAATTTTGAGTTCATTGATGCCAGAGCGATTGATAGTTTCGTTAACGCCCACGCCGACGCTGCCATGCCGTTTGCTACCGCGGTCCTTCTCCATTTCTTGATTGATTATCATGTCGGCGAAGGTGGTAACGAGACAGTTTGGATGGGCATAAAGGACAGGCGTGACGCCGAGGTGCAAAATATCGCTGGCCTCGTACATAGCGACGATTGGATTGCAGACAAAGAATTGTGAAAGGAAGGTCGGCACGCCGCAAAGCGTGCCGGATCCGAAATGGTGAAATACGTGGCGCTTGCCGTCTGGCGTGACAACGGTGTGCCCTGCCTGTGCGCCACCGTTGAAACGCACCACCATTCCAGCCCCTTCACTCGCGCAAAGATAGTCGGTGACGAGGCCCTTCCCTTCGTCACCAAAATTTGCGCCTATGACGACGCGGGCGCGCATTAGGCCGAATGCCCGATCAGTTTCGGCCCGCGGCCGCGTGGCAAGTCTTTGACGGCTGCGTGTACGATTGCCGATCCGCTGCCCCATCCCTTTGCCGATAGCTCGGCGTCGGCGCCCTCGACCACTTCGATTGCGCTGACGATGGTTTCTGCGAGTTTCTTGTGGTCAGCCAGTCGAATGACGTGTTGCCCAAGCAATGCGGTCCAGCTATCGACTACGCGATTGAGAGCGCGGCGAGCATAGTCGCCTTCCTCGATGACGATATGGAACACATCGTAGAGGCGCTGGGCCGCTTGCAGTACGTCGCGGGTCGATAGATCGGCTTCCATATCGTCGCCGATAAACCGCTTGATTTGGTCTTTGGTGAGCGGCGCCGGCGCTTCCTCGTCGCCAACCGTAAACAGGTAGCCGCGCTTGCCGCGCTTTTCCATGCTGTCATGGACGGTATGGAAGGCAGCAAAATACCAAGGCAGGTTGTAGCTCTCGAAATTGTTTCCGCCGCCGCCGTGTTCAATGTAGATTTGCGTCAGTTGTTCAATGATCCGCTTGTCGGCCTCGAACTGCGAGACTTGCAGCGGTGCGCGGTCGCAATTGGCATCGCCGATCGCCATGAACATGACGTGCGGATCAGAAATTGGCTTGCGTTCAAGAATGCCGGTGAACAACGTCCCGAGTCCTTCGCGGGCCAGAACATCGGCGATAATGCCCATGCTTCCGGTCACATCGATGCCGACGATCAACGGAGTGGAGTTCGGATTGTCGTCGCTATCGCGGGATTCCCTGATCTTTACGCCTAAGGGATTGAGGTTCTTGTGAATCGAACGAGAGGTGTAAATCTCATCCGTGCTTTTGCCGACCGTTGACGAAGTGAAGCTGCGATATGCAGCCGGATCGAAAGTACCTCCACCCATGGTGATCTCCTGTGTTTGACCGGAAAGCCGTCCGGCGCGGAATTGGTTTTCAGTTCGCCGTGGCGCCTTGCTCGATATCGTCCAAGACAACTGGCTCAGCTCGCTTGATACCGCCTTCAATGAGTAACTTCTGGCCTTCGTAAAATCCGGTCATCCATTGCTCGTACTGCGGCGTTTCAGGCGAGTGCGGCGGTTTTCTCGGTTGGCCTTCCATACCCGCTGTCTTACCGTTTTCGAAAGCGCGCTCGACACTCGGCGTCCGATCCGGTTGAGCAAATAAATCCAATTGCGCTCCGAGCGGGTGCCCGATCCACAGCGCCACTTGCAGCCGGTCTGACACTTCGGATTTGACTTTCGCCTCGCCGACAATATCCGCCAGCTGATCCGCGATTTTCATCTGCTTCAAGGTGAAGCCATCGGCTTTCAAATCCGCTTTGACTTCATCCGCTAAATCATCGACCACCGCGCGTTTTGCCCGCCAAGTGTTCCATTTCGTGCGGTGGTGTAAAAATAATTCGCGCCTCTGGTCATCCGTCAACGTCGGCTTATCGCCGCTGTTGTCACCGATGCCGGGCATAGCACCGGGCGCGTCAGGTTTGGTTTTCTTTTTGCGTTCGCGTTTCAATTTCGGCATGTGCTTATCCTTTCACCGCTTTGTTTGATGATAGTTGCCTTGTCGTCACTGAAACAATTTGATGAATCGCCGCCACAAACGGCGTGATGCAGGCCCGTGAAGTTTGCGCTCCGCGCGCTTGGCAGCATCGCCGAATGTATAACCATATCCAGCATTGACGATATCAAACCAGCCGTAGCTTTTAATCTGCGCATTCGTCACATAATCAAACTCGATGTCGTGTGCTCTGAGGTATTGGGCAACAGCACAATTGGTTATGCCGCTGTAGTCGTATTTTTTGCGCGGAGGTTGTTTGGCAAGCCACGCAGAAAAACTTTCAAGCGAATAGATATCCGGTAATGGTTTCTCCCATTTTGGGTCATAGAGCATTTATGCGTCTCCTTCGCGGTTCGGGTGGTTGATAGGAAAGTCTGAAATGGATCCGGCAATAGGGCGCGGGCATACCGCCGGCGAATTGATTCTCGAACGCCACTGGAGCAGCGCAGAACAGGTGCCCGCTAGGACCGTCCGTAATCGGGAAGCGGCAATCGTTGGTGCGTAATTCCAGCAACCCCTTGGGTCCACCCTCGGCGAACGAAACGCAAGCCTCCGGCGGCCTGAGCCACGCTGCGGTAGGTTCTACGGGCGGCCCATCCGCCATCGCCCTGATACGGGCTTCGGCCGCGGCTTTGGCTGCCCGGGCTGCTGTGGCCTTCGCCATCGTGGCGGTTTTCTGCGCCAGCCTCCGCCTAGCCCGCTGCTCCTTGGTCGCTTGCTTGGTCGCGTCCCACGAATTCGGGCTACGCCATCCGGCGCGGTGGATTTTGGCGATTGTGGCATTCCGGGAACAGCCCAATTCGGCACCGATTTCCAAAGCCGAATACCCATCGGCCCATAGCTTTTCGCAGCGTTCCATGCGCTCTTGCGTCCAAAATTTTTCCTTCGTGGTTTTGGCCATGGCTCGGTGGTGGCTCCGGCCGGAAAGTCGAGATTCGAGGTTCCGTGTCGCAAAAACGCTAAACGGGCTTTCGAGCGATGTCAACTGCGGCTGTGAATCCTTCGCCGGTCAGGCGCGCAGCCGTAAGGCGCAGCGCCGCTACCTCTGCCTACAAGCTAGCACCAGCCTAACCTGAGCTTGAGGTTAATACTCAGCCTCAGAGGTATCTCAGACTCTTCTTCTAAAAGCCGCGCAATAAAGCCAAATCTTTAATGATTTCGCGGCGATATCGTATAGTCTGAACTGTAGCGTTACAATTCGCCGAAATTGCCAGAAAAATCGTTGCACAAGGCGAAAACCTTAGTTATATCGCCAAGTTGAATACAACTCGGTACTGCACGGATACAAAATGGACGAATTTCACGTTTACGAACTTATCGACCCGCGTAACGGCTTGGTTTTTTACGTTGGCAGTGGCAGCGAAATCAGAATACTCACTAGTGGAACCGTCTCGCACTCACTCACTCAAGCAAAAAAATTAGCAGTGATTAAGGAGATACTGGCGGCAAGAAAGAAGCCAATTCCGCGCAAGGTATCAAGTCATGCGACCCGCGAACAAGCGCAGGAAGCGGAGGAGCGCCGCATAGAATATTGGACGCTTGTTCATGGTTTAGAATTAACGAACAAGAGGCGGCGGTGCGCATTCGTGCCGGAGGGCGGGAAGGAGTATTGCGTATATGAGATCATCGACCCGCTACTTGATCGGGTGTTCCATGTAGGCGTCACTTATCGATTTCGAATCGAATGCCGCGCTGTTTTGAAAGGACTGAGCGACAAAAAGACTGCATATATTAAAGATCTAAAATCTATTAATAAGAGGCCAATTATAAGAATTGTTGGTGCTTTTTCCTCTTGGATTGAAGCGGTTCATCAACGTGGTATTCGTCGCGCGGAATTGGCACATGAATTTTTGCAATTAGAGAAAAACCATTCAACACCAACGCCAGTGCTGCCGGGAGGAGCAAGAGGTGTTCTGAAAAGGAAACAGTTGCGGCTTTCTAGAAAAGAGTTCCAGCAATTGAACGAATCTAGGGAAATGCTGAAGGCTATTAAGGCATCAAGGGCCGAGAAGCGTAAAGCTGCTACCAAAAAAGCTCAAGAAACTATAGAGCGCCAAAAATCTCCCGTACTCGAAAGTTGGTGCGGCGAAGCGACGGATTATCTCAAACCGTGCCGCTTTCTACCTGATTTCTCTAAAATACCGCCGATGCGATTACATCGTAATCCAGAGCCATATGTCGAAAAGTGGAGAGAAAGCTAATTTCTGGACTTTCCACAACCGATTGATAATTCCCTCTTGCCCGTTTCAGCGAACCGCTATATCTAGCGCGTGTGCCAGTGGCGGATTGCTGTGGTGGCTTCTTCGCTTCTGGTATTCGGGTCCGCCTCCCAAGGCGCATTCTGTCGGTTGAAAGCTCCAGCGCCCATTGTCTCCCCGGCAGTGGGCGCTGTTGTTTTCGCTGGCGGCGCGGTGTAGTCAATCCGCTAGATGTCGCGCAAGGAACCAGCCGAGAAGCCGGGAGACGACGGCCAGCCGCTCAGGTCTTGGCCGGCCGACGCAGTGGAGCGCTGGCCGCTCGACCGCATCAACTCAATAGCGGCACGATTTTTCGTGGCTTTGGGTTGGCTAATCCACCGGATCCCGCGAAATGTTTGAATATTCGCCTGAAATCGGCAATATCAACCGAATGACCGACGAACTCTCATAGCTGCAGGCGGGCTGAAAAATGAGCCAGAAAATCGGGCCAAGGGAACTTGCTCTCCGCCAATTGCGGGAAAAACAAGATTTGCGAGAGAAATCAATAGTTCCGGCGCGCGACAAAGCAGCGCTCGCCGCCAAGCTCCCACCGACCAGCGGACGAAAGCCAGTCAAGCGCAAGATGAAGCGAAAAGGGCAATAAACATTGCAGTTTTACGTTTACAAGCTAATCGACCCACGAACTGATGCCACATTCTACGTCGGCAAAGGCAAAGGCAAACGAGCGTGGGTGCATACCAAATTGGTGGCCGCAGGAAAATCTAGCGGCAATAAAGCAAAAGACGCAATAATTTCGGAGATCTTGCGCCTGCGTAAAGAACCAATCGTCGAAATTGTCGCGAGATATAAGGAAGAAGCCGACGCATTCAAACATGAAATAGAACTCATCGCCACACTCCCAAATCTTTGCAATCTTACCAAAGGCGGAGAAGGATGGGGACTATCAAAGGCAGAAATTAAGCGCCGCGAACGACGTGCTGCAATAATTCGCCGCATTAAACTGAGTAATTGGTTTGCCGTCGCAAAGACCTGGCCTGCCTGTACTGTCAAAGGCCATCCGAATGGCGATGCTATTGGCAGAGAAGTATTTGAAAACATAAGAGAAATACTGAAAGCGGAAGAGCGTTTGCCGACGACTCTATTGTCGAAGGCTTTCGCCGCGCAAAATTAGCGTGTAAATTGCATTTCCATGCCGCCATTCCAGCCAGGGCATCCTAAACCGCCGAATAGTGGCCGCAAAAAGGGCCAAGTCAGCGTCCGTACCCAATTGGCCCGCGCTGGATTGAAATCTGCCATTGAGATTTGCCGCGAGGGCGGTGACGACCCAATCACAATCATGATGCGCGCGTCGCGCCTGCTCAATACGGTAGCGGCGGCATTCGCTCCACAATCAATGAGCACGGATCAGGAAGCTATCAAGGCAGCGATCAAGGCTGTCCCGCGCTCGGAGCTCGACCTTATGCGCAGGTTCTTGGTCGATGCCTGCGACATAGCCGCGAAGGCCGCGGAGTTCGGCTACGCTAAGCTGGCGCGTATCGACTACGTCGGCGACCAGCCATCAGGCCCGGCGCGCGTGGAGAACAAGTTCGAGTTCGTGCTCAACATCGACGCCGCCCACCCGGGCCGTCCGGTGTCTGACGACGACAACGTCATCGAGCACCAGCCAAGCGAGTCATGAGCATCTTCGCCGAGGAAGAGGTTGATTTCGCGAGAACGGAAATCAATTTCCACCGTCCGTGGCTCTACGACAAGCAGCGCGACGCGCTCTACGATCCGCACCGGCTCTCCTTGATCGAAGCATCCACGAAGGCCGGCAAGACGATCGGCTGTATCATCTGGCTGGTGGAGCAGGCCCTCGCGGGAGGCGGTGACGGGCGGCACTACTGGTGGGTCGCGCCGGTCACCGTGCAGGCCATGATCGCGTTCGGCCGCATGATCCGCTACCTGCCGCGGGGTTCTTTCACAGCCAACCAGACCTTGAAGACAATCGTGATGATGAACGGATCCATCATCTGGTTCAAGGGCGCGGACCGGCCGGATACGCTATACGGCGAGGATGTGCACGCGGCTGTCATCGACGAGGCCAGCCGCCTCAAGGAGACCGCGTGGGAGGCGGTGCGCACCACGCTGGTGGCCACGCGCGGGCCGATCAGGATCATCGGCAACGTCAAGGGACGTAAGAACTGGTTCTACGCTTTAGCCCGCGCCGCTGAGCGCGCGCGCGACCGCGGCCTGCCCTCGGAGATGGGTTACCACCGGATAACAGCACCTGACGCGGTCGCCGCAGGCGTGCTGGCGAGCGAGGAGATCGAGTCAGCCCGCAACTCCATGCGCGCCCACGCTTTCCGCGAACTATTCATGGCGGAGCCGTCGGACGATGAAGGGAATCCGTTCGGCGTGCAGCACATCCGCGCATGCATCGCGAACGGGCTATCGGGCGGGGCACCAGCAGTGTGGGGCATCGACTTAGCAAAGCGCCAGGACTACACGGTTTGCATCGCGCTCGACGCCAAAGGATTCGTCTGCCGCTTCGAGCGCTTCCAGCACATCCCTTGGGATGACATCCTCAAGCGCATCGTCGCAGCAGTGGGCACCGCGCCGGCGCTGGTGGACTCTACTGGCGTCGGGGATCCTATATTGGACTTCCTGCAGAAGAAGCCGGGGACGAGGTTCGAGGGTTACCACTTCAACCCGGCGTCGAAGCAGAAGCTGATGGAAGGCCTCGCGGTCGCCATTCAGAGTCGCGCGGTGTATTTCCCTGACGGCGTCATCGCCAAGGAACTTGAGGAGTTTGAATACCAATATACCAGAACGGCTGTGCGCTACGCTGCACCAGATGGTGGCTTCGATGATTGCGTGTGTGCTCTGGCGCTCGCGGTCATGCACAAGGCCACCGCTCAGATGCCGATGATTATTTCAAAAGAGATGGTCCAGCAGGTGATGCACGCGCGGCCGGCCAGGCGGCGGTATTGACAACCCGGAAATAGTAGTGGCAATGTGGTGCTGATGAGCACCAGCCACAAACAGACCATCACCTTCACGCGACCGCAGATTGAGTATCTCAAGAAGGCGGCAACCGTGTTGGGAATATCCGTGGCCGACATGGTGCGGCGGATAATTGACCAGCATCGCGAAAAAAAATGAGCGATTGTCAATGAATATTGCCGTAGATCATGATGAATTGCGAGATGCTATTGCCGCAGTTGAATTGCGCAAAAAAGATTGCATAGAGAAATTTCCAGAAGTTCACCGTCCTATTCATGAGATGAGGGCGCTATTACTTGCTCTATGCCGCCAACAGCCGTCTGAGCATGATTGCGATTTGCAGATAATTTTGGATAAAGCTGAAAATTTGCACGGCGCTATTGAAGAAATCTGCACGCAGTTATCGCGATCATCAATATTATGGAATGAATTTACTGGTTTAATTAGAAAGCGTCTCACAGAGGAACTATTTGAACAAGATGTTAATGCGGCATTGGAATCTGATATAGAGATGCATTTTCTGATAAAAGCTGGTGCATTTGACAACCGAAGCACTCAAGAATGCGCCTATCCTCGCGGTCTTGAGGATGCGCCGATTGTTCGGGCTTCGGTTTATCGCAATGAGGAAATAGACCCATTGCAAGAAATTCTTTTCAATGGATTTAATCGATATTCAGGGCAAAAACCATATTTCTTGGATCTTAGACGTCCTGTATTGATGCGCTCCGCCTTCAAATATTTGCTGTTGAAACACGGCGGCCGAAATGAATGGTGTGAAAATATTGTAAGGCGCTATTTTCGCCGCATCAAATATACTTGTGTAGAGCCAGAAGAACACGAAGGCGTGATGAATAGTATCCGCGAAGCATTGACCGATAAATTAGACCGCTTCGGTCTTGGCGTAAGAAGAAAGTTTTTGCGGAAGGATTTTCATGTTGGCACAAAATATCCTAATCATATCAATCCTTCATTGCCATACATGGCCTGGATTGATGGTGAGTATCTTGAATTTGTTGACAAACCGAAACTGAATAAATGTCCCGTATGTTCTCGCCTATTTAAGAAAAAAGTGGCTAGTCAGAAGACTTGCGGGAAAAGTTGTTCTGAAATCCGTTCGACCATCAATGCCACAAGAATGAGAGCTGCTTATCAAGCGATAAAGGATCTTGGTCTCATCAAAGAAGGGGATTTGCTATGACGGCTCTAAACACCGAACGAGGTTTTGTGCGACGCAAGGAAGAAAAAGCGAGCCCGCTAAGCCTTCTGATTGCGCTTATCAGAGAAAAAGGCGGGACGCTGGATAATGAAAGCCAGCACAAGGCAGCATTTCGGGTTCGCATTAATGATCCAGATTATTTGGACTTTCATGATGCACTGGTCGATGAATGGCTGTCTATGAAATATACGACGGCATTCTTGGCTGCTCACCCGCCGACGGCCGAAGAACTGAAACGTCAGCGTGAACGACGCAAGCGCGAGAAAGAGCAAGAGGCATCGGCAGTCGAAGTAATGAAGATGAAGATAGCAGCCCGCAGTCTTGCGCTTGTAATGCCAAATGGCAAGAAGCTAGCGAAATGCACCGGTGCTGAATGTATTGCATTCGGCGGATGGTTTGCGAAGATTGGGGAGCGCGTCGGTCCTAAACGTCTTGTTGGCGATGTGTTGTCCAACAAAGAATTGATGGCGATATAATCCATGAACACTAAGAGTAGCAAGAAATCTATCAAACGGACCACGAATACAAGGCGATGGTCTGCCCTAGATGTCCTTGAAGAGGTCATGTTCTTTAATCTAGCGGTGATAATTCTCACCAAGCCGATACGCGGCAATAAAAATGCCGATGAGAAACGTTATCTAGAGCACGCGAAATTGGCTGTTGAGGCGGCTAAAGCCTTAGCGCCATATCAGAGTCCAACGAAGCTGCCGGTCTGGGTTCAATGAATTTACCTGAGCGAGGTCCAATCGGCATATGCGGCGATGTACTGCTGTTCAAGCATTCTCAAACACCTGCGGAATGGGAACGGTGGGAAAAACTGCTGAAAGCTGGATTGCTTGAGCACTTACCGCAATATCAATGGGACGAGAAACAGTGTCTTATGCGGCGGAAAGAAAAATAGAAGCGAGAAATCATGCCGCTTGAAGTAAAGCTTTATCAAATGGAACCAGCGCCAGTATTTTCTGGCGCGCCTAATAGTGCAAGCCTCGCAACAATTTACATGACGCATTACGAGCGTCTGATGGCTGTCGTAGCGGCTGCAAGAAGCGGAAATTCCGTTTTGATAAAACTCGCTCTCAAACATTTCGACGAATGGGGATGCAAAGATGAAAACGAAAGTTCATGGCGGAACAAGGTATTATGAAATTCGGCCTCCTCTTCGACGCCGCTTCCATCTTGGCTGGCCAAGCGGTAAGGCCGGTCCACATCATCATTGGCGCATTGATTGCGCTCGGATGGATCGGCATGGACATCTGGCAGTCCGCGGACTTCATCGTAGGCAAGCTAGCACCCCCAGTTACAGAATTGCCATTTCCGATATAGGAAACGCTATGAATGTCATGATGGCTTTTGTTGATATCGCAAAATGGAGCGCGCTCATTTATGTCGTCTTTTTGAGTGGAGCACGCATCGCCAACCGCAGCGTGACCATGGACGTGGTTTACTACGGCCACGACAACAACTGCCACCCGCAGCATGAGATCATTGCGGCGAAGCCAGATATGGTCGCGGAGCGGTATGAATGACTCAATTAGAAGCTGAGCAGTTAATCGACGATTACGAAGCGTTGGTCGATCGCGCCATCCAAATCTGCGGCGCGGGTTGTGGCTATTATGCTTCGGTTGATTATGATGATTGGCCGCGTCTGCGAATTGAACCGAAGCCGAGCGGCGACGAAGGCGTTCTTATCTGGCGCGAGTACGAATCAGATTATTACGGCGGCGGCCACTACGAGGATGAAACCGCCAGATTTCCCGCTGAGTTGCTATTTCTCAGCGATGAAGATTTCGAGAAGTGGAAAACAACTACCGCGAAAGAAATTATAGAGCGTGACGAAAGAGTTCGCGCCGCCCAAGAAGCAGTCGCGCGCGACCGACAAATAGCGCAGGAGCGCGCGATGCTGGCCATGCTCAAGAGAAAATATGAGGGTACACCATGACCGCAGCAATTCTTCTGTGCTCAATTCCTGGCGCCGTAGTTACTGCCATTTGTCTGTGGATTGCCTACGAAAAAGATTTGGAGCAGCCAAAATGACTTGGTTTCCCGAAACGATAACGCTCGAATTCGGCAAGCCGCAGACGGAGCTAGAGCGCGCCAGAGCGCACATGCGAGCGTGCCAAGAGGATTTGCGGCGGGCGCGCCTGCCTGGTGCATGGTCAGGAGCGGATACACCCGCGGGCGTCATGAGTATGCGTGAAGACCGTTTTCTCGCGGCACTATCATGGCTCTGGGATGCGCAGGAGCGGGAACTAATGGCCTCGGCTATCCCGATTGATGTTAAAGTCACGATTGATGTCGCGGTGCTTCCGCGCTTCAGTCCCGAAGAAATCGAGAAAGTTCTTGGCATCGAGAAAATCCTTGGCTTATAAGAAACGCACCCACAACCCCAACACCTTACGCGCCAAGCTCGCCCGCGCCTCGTCCGAGAGCGCCAAGCTCAACCAGCGCGGCGAGGTGAAGGAGAAGTACGCGCCGCGACGTCAGCCGTCGATGCCGAAGCTGAAATGCTTGGAGGATCGCGATGGCAACCAAACAAGATAACGATGGCTGCGGTTGCCTCACGGTCTTGGTTGTACTGTTCTTCGTGGTTCCATTGGGCATCATGCTGTGGCGGCATGCGCTTGGATGATGACATCATGAGGTGTAACGCGACCAAATTGGCGGTTGAATTAATGCCCAACAAGAGCGTCGTCATTACGCTGCATTGCGAATCAGCCTATGCGGCAGCGATCCTCTATGATGATTTGACGGAAGCCGCGCGGAAGGGCGCGCTCGCGATGGAATTTGAAGTTGAACAACGCAACAAGGAAAAAATTTGATGCCGCTCCCACGAGCTAATCCACCGACCGCCGAGCAACAGCGCTGGCTCACCGCCAACAAGTCCTTCAAGCGCATGAGCCATGACATCGTCGGGAAATACTCGAACCGCGGGACATTGACTGCCGACGGCCATTTCATCCGCGAGGCCAAGGGAAAGCCGGTGCTGGACGGCAATGGGTCGTTCGGTGTCGGCGTGCCGGTGCCGGTGAGGAAGCGGCGATGAAAGCTGCTGTCCCTGAGAAGCTTGAACGCGGTCGCTTTACCACTGGCCCGACAGCCAGCGATGCGAGTTATGGTTTCTATGGGGCATTCGAAATTCAAGGACCATGTGGAGCGGCCCTACGCATCATTGCGAGCGGCGCTGATGCGGACGATGTGATATCCGATGGTTGGGAGCATGTGAGCGTTTCAACGCGCCACCGGCCGCCTAATTGGCAGGAAATGTGCTTCGTGAAGGACCTGTGCTGGGAGCCAGAGGAATGCGTGGTCCAATTTCACCCGCCGCGCTCAGAATACGTCGATAATCACCCGAATTGCCTGCATTTGTGGAAGTCGACGAAATATCCGCAGCCGTTGCCGCCATCCATCCTTGTCGGCAGGAAGGATCTTGGCCGGCTGACAACGACAGAAGCCCAAAAGCTTTGGGCGGCCGGTGAATAGCGGCTATCGAGAACCGGAATTGCGTGATAGAGTCAGCGTCAGGTCCACCGGGAAAACAGAGGAGTACGTGCCATTTGCGACTTCAGTCTCGCTCATGTGTCATCCCGCCCAGCGGCGGTAGGTGACAAACTCATCTCTACAGGCTTCCCAAACTCGACCAGCAAGGGCTTCGGCGCTTGCGAGGATAAGACCGTTGCAGTGTGTATCATGCCAGGAACGGAAATCGCGTTCGCCGACAACATCAAGTCCAAGACGTTCTCCGGCTTCTGGAGCGTTGTGGAGACGACCTACGAGCACAAGGTCGCTCGCTTCCGCCAAGTCGACACGCACATCGCGTACCGGCACCACGATGCATTGGAATTGCCAGACGGCACCATCGTCATGCTCAATGACCTCGTCGAAGGCCAGATGGCTACGGTTCTGCAACTTCCTGCGGCGCCAAAGAATGACGCCGAGGCGGCCGAGCAGAAGCGGCTTGAAGTCATCGCCTGAACGCTTTCGTAGCGTAAGTTTGTGAGGCCGGGCCCCTTGCGGGCCCGGTTTTTCTTTGCTTAATGCCGCGTCATTCGTTCCCGGGTTCAGCACGCGAAGGAGGCCAGCCATGAGCACGTGAAGGGCAATCCCGCCCTCAAAGGTGACTCATGGCAAAGAAAGGCGCATCCTCCAGCGGAGGCGGTGCCGGCCGACGCCGTGCCAAGGATCAAGCTATGGCCGCACATCTGCCGCCTTCGCCCGTCCGCTGGCGCGCACGTCCCGCAGAATGGCCGTACCACAACAATCTCGGCACGGCTCATCATCGGCCCGGCAAGAAGCGAAAATGAAATCAGGGCGTTCCTCGCGGAGCGCCCTTTTTTGTATGCGTCATCGCATGACTTGAATAGTTTTTGAAAATAATTCAAAGGTTTCAAAAGAAATCAAAGGTGCGCGAGGAAATAATGATTAGTGTCGAAGATATTGAAATAGCCAAACATCTCATCCAAACGAAAAAGTGGACTGAGGAGTTCTTGGAAGACTGGGCAAAAGCCAAAGTCGCCCAAATCTCGGTGTACAACACCCGGGAGAAATTCGGCGGTTTTCCCTCTCGATTGTGGATCGACGATGAGGAGTTGGCGCAACAGATTTTAGCAGTAGCCAAGGAATATGCGCTCAAGCGAATCAGTGTAATCGACAAGGAGCTTGAGGCCATAGGCGTGAAGGTAGCCGCATGAACCGGCGCCAACTATTCAAATCGCTCGCGATAGTTGGAATCGCCGGTCTGTTTCCAAAGTCTATCCATAGGATTTTTTGGCGAGACCAGAGGGCCTATCAGACCTTTTACTATCAAACGCCGAAAGTAGACCCGGCATACAGCTCTGGACAAATGCGCGATGCCATAGCGAGAATTTATTACATTGAACGCTATCCAAAAGAAACGATGGCGGAATTCGAAATGCGCAGAGCTTGGGCGACGATAGAGGCGGCATCCTAATGGCCAACGGTCGCGGCGGTGCTCGCCCAGGCGCGGGACGTCCAAAGAAGCCGAAGCTCGTCGTCGATAATACCGCCGCTCAGAAAGTCCCTGCCGAGCCAAAGGCACCTGCCGCGCCGGTATTGACCGCCAGCCAGATGCAGCGAATCATCGAGCAGAGCAATGCAGCAGCGAAAGCAAAGAAACGTCCGGCGGCAGACCTAAGTCCATTCCGCCCGGCGCAATTCCCGCCGCAGGCCATGCCGCCCAAGAAGCTGCGGATGGCTATGGACCAAAATCTTTCATGGGCCGAGAATGCTTGGGCGACCGGCAACGGCTATCCGCTCAGCTATCTCGGTGCTGAGGGCCTGCAATTCTTCGGCTACCCGTACCTGTCTGAACTGGCGCAGCGCCCGGAATACCGCATCATCTCCGAAACGATTGCCGACGACGCCACGCGCAAGTGGATCGACTTCGAGGTGACCGGCGACGAGAAGGAAAAGCTGCAGAAGGAGGACAATCCCGGATTCGCCGAGCAGGACCCGGACGAGCGCAAAGCCAAGCTCGCCGCGGCCGGAAAGACCGACAAGGTCAAGGCACTCAAGGACGAATTGGCACGGCTCGAGGCGCGGGATCGCTTCTACACCATCGCGGTGCAGGACGGCCTGTTCGGCCGCTCGCACCTCTACATCGACCTCGGTGTGGACTTGGATAACCCGGATGATTACCCGGAATTGGCGACGTCCGTCGGCAACGGCCGCAACGACATCAGCCGCCGCAAGGTGGCCAAGGGCTCATTGCGCGCGCTGCGCACCATCGAGCCGATCTGGGTCTATCCCACCACCTACAACGCCATCAACCCGCTCAAGGAGGATTGGTACAACCCGGAAATCTGGTGGGTGCTGGGTAAGCAAGTCCACCGCTCCCGTATGCCGGTCTTCGTCAGTTCCCCGGTGCCCGACCTGCTCAAGCCCGCGTATTCATTCGGCGGCATGTCGCGCTCGCAGATGGCAAAGCCCTACGTCGACATCTGGCTGACCGTCCGGCAGAGCATTGCCGAACTCATCCACTCGTTCTCCGTCATGGTGCTGCTGACCGACCAGCAAGCGCTGTTGCAGGGCGGAGACGCGGCCGGGCTGTTGCAGCGTGTCGAGATGTTCAATGCGTTCCGGAATAATCAGGGCACGTTCGTTTTGAACAAAGCCACCGAAGAATTTCAAAATGTATCGGCTCCATTAGGTGGGCTGCACGAATTGCAGGCGCAAGCGCAGGAGCACATGGCGTCTGTTTCAAGACTACCATTAGTTAAGTTAACTGGAATTAGCCCGTCAGGGTTGAATGCCTGTTTGACTGGGGATACCTTGATTGAGACGGACCAAGGAGAGGTGCCGATTAAAAATGTGTGCACAGGCCAAAAAGTGATGACCCGCAATGGCTGGGCTCCAATTGCGAAGGCTGGATGCACAGGCTATGCTACTGAATTGATTGAAATTAAAACTGCGGAGTCGATGATACGATGCACAGCGGATCACCGGATTTGGTTACCCTCGATAAACGAATTTGTAACTGCGGAAAATGTGCGTCCTGGCCAGATCCTGTTGTCTCGTGGCGCAATCGAGAGCCAAAATACGGCGAATCAGTCGCATGGCGCGGCCGTTTTTGGTGGAGAACAGAGAGCGGCTATTACGCCACTTCGCCAGATTACGCCGAAGGCGAATATCTTCTCCACAGGGAAATCTGGCGAGTTCACAACGGACCTATTCCAGAAGGCTATCACGTTCATCATCTCGACGAAGATCGCGCAAACAATCAACTCGATAATCTCAAACCGCTGTCGCCTGCAGATCATGCAAAGATTCACAGCCTTGGATCTTATCGTCACGAAGATCGCGAACGTGAGCGAGAGTGCCGTTATTGCGGCAAGTCATTTATTGTTTTCGGGAAGCCGACGCGAACTGTGTTCTGTAGCCATGAATGCAGGCTTGCTGAACAGCGAAAAAATAGACCATCGCAAGCTAAGCCGCATCCCATCTGTGTTTGCATCATGTGCGGCGTATCTTTTGAATCAAAGCGAAAGAACACAAAATACTGTTCGCGAAAATGCTCAACCGCGAGCCAAGATCGCACCGCGTATATGTCCAAATATTACAAAGAACATCCTGAGAAGTGGACCGGATACGGCGAGCGTCGAAATGAAAGGCGTCGTCGTCAGCGTGCGGCGCGTGCCAGCGAGTGAGTTTGTTTATGACATTCAAGTTGAACGAGGTTATCTGCCAGAGTTCTTTGCAAATAGTATCTGCGTGCATAATTCCTCGGAGGGGGAAATTAGGGTATACTATGATACGATTGCAGCTTATCAGAATCGGTTCTTCCGCCCGCATCTGACACGCATCATCAACTTTGCGCAACTCTCATTGTTTGGCGAAATTGATCCCGAACTGACTTGGAACTTCGAACCTCTCTGGGAAATGAGCGATAAAGAAATTGCAGAACTTCAAAAAGCTGAGGCTGAACGCGACCAGCTTTATGTTGATGTTGGTGCTCTGAGTCCTGAAGAAATACGCAAGCGAATCGTCGATGATCCAAAATTGCCATATACGAGCATCAATCCCGAAGATGTGCCTTCTCTACGCGAGGAAGAAATCGAAGGATTGGAGCCGGCAGGAGGCAGGCCGCAACCGGGTTCTTGAGGAAGAAAGTATGTTAGGCGGCGGCGACAAAACTGATAGCGCAGAACCTAAAGAATAGGTTATAAAAAACGAGGCCGCAGGCGTCTTCAGCGCCGTGCGACCTCTAACCATCGAAGCGACAGGAACGCTGGGAATGGCTGCTGATAACAAGACACAACCATTTGAGATTGTCACGCGCGCTGAAGCAAAAGCGCGCGGACTAAAGTTTTATTTTACTGGAAAGCCCTGTCTTCGGCGTGGCCATATTGGCTTTCGATATGTAAATGGCAGCGGAGACTGCGTAGAATGCGCTAATTTGCGAGCCAGAGCTACGAGTCAATCAAAATCAGATTGGAGAACAAAACCCGAGAATTGCGAGCGGCTTGAAGCAGAGAAGCAAGGACTAAAGTGCTATCACGCTCGCAAGCCATGTCGGCGCTGTCATGGAGTTGTGCGGTATGTCGTCAACAATATGTGCGTGAAATGTGCATGCAAGAACGCACGAAAATGGCACGACCAGAATCCCGAAATCGCTCGTGAAAATCATAAAAGAAAATATTTAGAAAATCGGGAAGAAATACTAAAACAAAATGCTGAATATCAAGCTGCGCTGAAACGAGATAATCCAAAAGAGGCAAAGCGAAGAGCCAGACGATATCGCAGAGCGTGGGAGAATAAAAATCGCGAACGATGTCGCGTTAAAGTAAGAAATCGACGTGCGCGCCAAAGAGCTGGTGGCACCCATACAAAAGCAGAGATTGAGGCTCTCGCCGAACGGCAGGGATATAAATGCGCAAATCCAAAATGCCGTAAATCGATACGCAAAAAACGACATGCTGACCATATCGTGCCATTGAAGCTCGGCGGCTCGAATGATATTAAGAATATTCAACTCCTATGCCCGCATTGCAATCATCGAAAGTCGGCTAAGCATCCGATTGATTGGGCAAGAGAGAATGGATTGCTTTTGTGATCAGTTTCGAGGAAATCTCCCGCGCCATAGAAATTCTTGCCCAAGATGCGCCAGCCATCGACGGAACGGATTTAGCCGCAGCGTTGGCTATTGCGGTAGAACGCGATCGTCTCGGTTATCTGAATGGCGTGAAGGGAGTGCAGGAGAAACCGGATAAGGACCAATGGAACGCGTTCTACGAGCCAGACAGCGATACCATCACCATCGAGGGTAAGCTGACCAGCAAGAGCTTCGATGAGCAAGTCCACGTTTTACTCCACGAATCGGGACACCGCGGCCAGGAAGTAGACAAGCCCACATTCCAGAAGTTCAAGAAACTCGGTCTCGGCAACCGCGAGGAATTCGTTGAAATGGCCAACGCGACGCATTTGGCCGATTACAAGCGCAAAGGCCGGGTCGACGGGATGCACGCGGAGGCATTCGCGGAGAGCTACGCGCGCTGGTGCCTTGATATGCCGATGCCGGATGAGGTGCGGGCGTTCTGGGATGCCCGCAGTAATCAGCGCCCGTCGTAAGGCCGGTTGAACGCGCTGGCTTCCTTCGGGTCGAGCACCCGCCGCCGCTTCGCCCGCAGCATTCCCTCGATTTTGAGGTCCCGCTGCCGCAGCGCGTTCTCCAATGCACTAACCTGCGCTTTGAGGGCGGCGTTCTCGGTGGCTAGATCGGTTACGAGGTTGTCGTCGGCCATGGTGGATTGTCCGGTTGCAATGCTTGAAATTAAGCTGAATGTAGCCGAAAATCAAAGTCTGGTGGCGCGTCGCCGGGAAGTGTGAGGTCGCCCTAAGCGGGTTACTGTGCGGTTCGTGCCTGCATCCAGAGCGGAAGTCCGTTGCAGGCAATACAGCCGCGCATACTGGCTAGAAGTCGGGAGACAAGGCTCTGGTTAACCGTCGGTCTGCGCTCACTGCTGAGGGCCGGTCGCGATGCGCCACCACAAAAGGAAATGCCGGGTTATGTCCGAAAAGAAAAAGACCGCTGCCGATAAAATCATCCAAGGCTTAAAGGATGCGATTGCATTCGCCAAATGCGAGCACGATTGGGATTGCGAACTCGTCGTGGTCGGGTTCAATGGCGCGACAAGCATAACCCGAAAATGCTGGCTTTGCGGGTGCCAGGAAATCAAATTTTTTTGAGAAAATCCTAGCGTATGAAGAACAGGGAAGTATCATGAATGATGCACAAGTGGCCTTCAACGAATTAGCGTGGCGCGATTTTGTAATGTTTGCTTGGTCCCAGGATGATGCGCATGCGGCCTTTCGTGGCGCAACTAATCGCCCGCAGCGATCAAAAACTAATTCACTATTGGACAGCCTAATTGATAAAGCAGTCGGCGGAGCGGAAGACGATAAATATATGGAAGAATTTGTTCAATGGGTTACAAAGAATCATTGGGGAGAGGATTACGCGCCTGAAAAGTTTCGGAAATTGCAAAAAAGGAAGTAACATCATGGGCCTCGTCGGAAAATTCTTTTTTCATATGGGCAAGGAATATTCCCACTCCGGCCAAATCATCGAGCAAATCGATGCCAACACTGTGCTCATCAAAATCGACCATTGCGAGCATGTCCCGGACAGTATGATGATTGTCCCGATTGCGCCGATGGTATCGAAGATTGACAAGAACGGCTCGGTCGAAAGCGAATGGGAGTTTTTCAATTCCCGCGAGGAACTGGACGAATGGCTGGAATGGCTTGAGACGCCGAGCGAGCCTGCGGAAACTGAGAAGAAAGCCGCGACGATTAATTGAGGGCCGGTAAATGTACATCGTTTATTTTCGCCATGAACAATGGGCAGTAGGATGGCGATATTCGTCTGGTGAAATTCATTTCATAGCTAGTTATCCAAGCGCGGCTTTGGCTAAGAAAGCCGCCGTGCGCATGAATGCAGCATGAGAAAGCGCCGCGACGAACGTGTCCTCGCGGCCGTCAGGCCAAACGTAGGCGTGCAGCTTCAGTATCAACGCCGATTGGAATCTTTGATTAAGGCCATGAATGACAGTTTCATTTTTTGGCTCAAAGCCGCATACCGCAAGAATCCTCCTGTATTGCTTGCCCAAGACGAAGTCACGCCCGCCTCCCAACTCCGCATCGCCATCAACAAGCTCACGCGGCAGTGGGAGAAAAACTTTGATGCCGGCGCAAAAGACCTCGCCAAGTATTTCGCCTTGTCGGCAAGCCGCCGCTCCGATGCCGCGCTCCGCGCGATACTGAGGAAGGCTGGAATGAGCGTTAAGTTTCAGATGACGCCGGCGATGCGTGACATTCTCACGGCGACGGTGAATGAAAACGTGGCGCTCATAAAATCGATCCCGCAGCAGTACGCGACACAGGTGGCCGGATCGGTCATGCGCAGCGTAACAGCCGGACGTGATTTAGCTAGCTTGTCGAAAGAATTGCAGCAGCACTATGGAGTCACGCGCCGCAGAGCAGCTTTTATTGCTTTGGATCAAAATAATAAATGTTTTGCTGCCTTCACTAGGGCCAGACAAGTGGAACTAGGAATCACACAAGCCGAATGGCGACATTCACACGGAGGCCGTGAACCCAGAAAAACACATTTGGCAAATGATGGGCGGCGTTATGATACGAATCGCGGCTGGTTCGATCCTGATCCAAAGGTCCGACGCCATATATTTCCTGGCGAACTTCCTCGGTGCCGTTGCGTCTCTCGGTCTGTTGTAAGAGGTTTTACGTAATGCTATAAAATAGCGAGTGTACTGGAGGCTCGCTAATGCACGACAGAAATCAGGGATTACTGTTTCCAGTTACTACTAAATTATGCACCAAATGCAGAACCATTAAAGACGTTTCATTATTTTCAAGAGATAGAGCTGCAAAAGATGGGCTGCATTCTCAATGCAAAGAATGTCAGCGCAATCGTCGCCAAAGCATACCTGTAGAACAACTCCCAAAGCTAAAACATTGCAATCAATGTGGTCGCGACTTACCGCGATCTGCTTTTACTCCGCGTCGTCAATCATGGGATGGCTTACGGCCCGAATGTCGGGAATGTCGTAATAAGCGCCAACATAGAGATTGGCGCAAAGATTTACCTAACAATCGCGCAAAGGCTGCTGCTTATAGACGTCGAAAATATGCAGCTGATCCAGAACGCGGAAGGGCTGAAGCAAAGGCATGGCGTGATAAGCATCCCAAACCTAAGAAACCAAAAATCAGGTTAAATCCAGAAGAAAAAGCGCGGCGAAAAAAGGAATCTCGCAAACGTACTTATGAGAAAAATAAAGAAAAGGTGTTGGCTCAAGCTGCTATTTATCGCGCCACGCACAAAATGGAAGAGCGGGCAAATCGAGCCGCGCATTATCAACGGAATAAAGAACATGTTGCGCGCACTACCAAAGCATACAGAGAGGCCAATCGGCCGCTTTATGCTGCTGCTGGAGCAAAACGCCGTGCGGCTGAATTAAAAGCCACTCCACTATGGGCCAACCTTAAGGCTATAGCGGCAATGTACGAAGAAGCCGCTCGAATAACGAAAGAAACCGGCATCCCGCATGAAGTTGATCACATCTATCCCTTGCAATCGAAGTATTTATGTGGACTGCATGTGGAAACGAATCTGCAAATAATTCCGCGTGGTCCAAATCGATCTAAAAGCAATCATCGATGGCCAGGCATGGAATGGTGTCTTCCATAAAGGGGAAATGAAAAGGAAAACCAAATGCCCATAATCTCAGCCAGCGAAATCATCACAGTTCAAATTCCGCCAGCATTGCTCCCGCCGTTGCCGCGCGTGAAATACGCGATAATGGTCAATCGTACTCCGCGCTACATCGCGGCTTGGCGGCGGCGGAAAGGCAATAGCGATGTGATCGTGCTGCCGTTCTTCAGTGGCTTGGTCGAAAACGCGCCTAGCTTCCGCAGAGTCCTTTCACGCCGAATTGCGAAGCCGTTTTACGTCGGAAACTTTGAGAATCCAGTGGCCGCGATTAAAGAAATTGTGGATCATTGGATGGCTGATTTTAACGCCGAAGAAGTTCTAGACGAAAGTGGGCGCGCCACGAAGGCAGGGTAAGCTCTTTCCGTCCGCCCATCCGCGTGGTAAATCCGTGTTCCATGAGGCAGCATGAGGCGGCCACGGCTGGTATCGCCGAGATACCAGTTCCATTGGACGAGCCAGAAGCCGAGGGCGTCCTATTTGCTTGCCTTGAGCTTCTCCCGACCGGAAGATTCTGGACAAAGCCGGTCCTGATAGGCTCGAACGAGGATGAGATTAGGGCGGCGGTGACGAGCGAGATTGACGAGAAGCGCGGGCGCGAGCTTTACATCGCCATCAAGCTGGCATGCGCACATTTGATTGAGACCGTGCCTCTGGGGAGGTGTTGATGGCATCGATTAAGAAATACATCGTCAGCCATCCCTATCAATTCTCATTCATGATGATTTGGAGCATTGGATATCCTATCATCGGCAAATACTTCGGCTGGTGGTGACATGGCATCGGACCGCCACAGGTTCTTCCGCTTCGTCCTGAAAAACTGTGCCGGCTACTCGCAGATAGCCGCGCCGCAATTGTACGAATCGGAACTGGCCGACATGACCGAGGAGAATATGGAGGTCGTGAAGTTCCTGCGGGCTAATCCGGGACTGCGGCTTTCGCCCGATGGTTCGCGGAGGTTCATTCCGCGATGACTGTCCGCGCCGCAGGCCTCGCGCTGGTGCTGCCGGATAATGCGGCGTTATTTCTGCGCAGAGCACCGACAGCAGACCATCCTGGGACTTGGTGTTTTCCGGGCGGAAATATGGAAGGCGACGAGCGGCCGTTGGACACCGCCATCAGGGAAACCAGAGAAGAAGTTGCGTGGATTCAGCCCGAAGACGACACCGTAAAGCCGAAGCTCGTTCCCGGCGGTAATGGCTATGCCACATTCAAGAAGCGGATCAACTCCGCGTTCATCCCGACGCTTGATGCGGAGAACGTGGCCTATGCGTGGTGCAAACTCGATGACCCGCCGCAGCCCATCCACCCGGAGCTCGCCAAGATGCTGCCCGCAATTGCCATGGACCAGGAGCTAAGCATGTCCACGTCAGCTAATGCCGGCGTCCCGCTGTGGAAGAAGGGCGAGCAGGAAGGATGGACGTCGGACATGACTCCCGAGGAATGGAAAGGCCTCGTTGGTGGTTTGCTCGAGTTCTTCGCCGAAGAAGCGCAGGAACCCGAACACGCCGCCGAGGACGATCTCACCGAGAAAGAGACCGCCGAGGGAAAGCTCAGCGAGCGCCAGAAGAGCGCCATCGGTACGGTCGGCAGCGAAAAGCGCGAGGAAATGCCGAGCCATGTTTTCCTCGAGCCGGGCAGCCGTAAATATCCCGTCAAGGAAAAGCAGGACGGCGAGTGGAAGTACACCCGCAAGCTTCTCCTAGCTGCCGCCCGCCGCGCCCGCATGAACGGCAACGAATCTCTGGCCAAGCGCGCCGACGCAATCCGAGTTAGAGAATTCGGTAGCGCAGAGGACGAGGATGACATCGATATCGGCGCCACGGATTCTGCGCTGGTGTTGGCGATGGATAAGGAATCGGTCCGCGAGTTTGACCAAGATGGTCGTATGCACGTTCTGGAAGCAAATATTTGCCGCGCTTGTGTTTCACCGTATAAAGGTTCGGAAATTCCGGATCCTGACGGCTCGCTGAATCTCGATCCAAACAAAATCTATAAACTCCTGAGACCCGGAGATGAGATCGAAAAAGCAGCTTCAACTGCGAATGGCATTCAAATTCTTCGGAAGCATATTCCGGTGGATGCTGGCGATCACAAACCATATGATGTTGTTGGAACAACTGGATCAGAAGCTAGATTCGAATATCCATTCCTGAAAAACAGTTTGCACTTTTGGGTCAAGGACGCGATTGATGATATCGAATCAGAAGACAAAAAGTCCCTGTCGCCGGGCTATCACTATGTCTGCGATATGACTCCCGGCACGTTTGTTGATGAGAACGGGAAAAAAGAAGACTATCAGGGCATTATGCGCTCGCTGCGATTCAATCATCTCGCCAGTGTTTCTGATGGTCGTCAACCCGGAGTTGTAGTTGGCGATAGTGCCGATGAGATTTATTGGACCGCTTTGGAGAATGCGCTTCTTGAGGTGAGAGCTGCGTGACTATCATTACAATGCCAAAAATACCAGCCTTCATCGATACTAGAAAACTCCGCCAAGAGTTACATCTGAGCCAACCGCAATTCGCGACGCAATTTGGATTGTGCTTGAGCACATTGCGGCAGTGGGAACAGGGCCGTCGTTCACCAGATGGCCCGACGCGCGTGCTGCTGACGCTGATCCAGCGCGCGCCGGATATGGTCCGCGAAGCACTCCAAGCATTGCCGCCCGCTTGATCGTTCTGTCTCCCGCACTGACGCACTACTCAGTCCTAAAAAAATAAGGCACTTATGCGCTCATCTTGTTTTGAAGAGCGCGCTGGGTCAGCCGTGGATGAGCAAACTTCTCGATGAGCTTCGGAAGAAATATCCGTCTGCCAAAGCTGCGGTCCTTGCGCTCGGTCTCGATGAAGATGTTTTGCGAGATAGCGTCAGGGAGAAATCCAAGATGACTGCGAAGCCGACCCGGTTCGCCAATCTCGCGCTGCAACTGACATCGGCTGCTATTCGCCCGGCTCTCGCCAAGGATGCCAGCATCAATCTGATGCCGATATTCCGCGACATCACCGCGAGAAACTTCGACGCCAAGAAGGTCAAGATGGCGCTTGACGGCGCGCTCAAGGGCAAGCTGGCCAAGGACGCGGAAATGCATATGGGACACGTCGCCCAGATGCTTGAGCACCTCGAGAACGCCAAGCCAGAATCCGCCGATGAATCCGTTTCCGAGGCGCAGCACAAGGCCATGGGTGCCGCAGCTGGCGGCCACAGCACTTTAGGTATTCCGCAGAAAGTTGGAGCAGAATTCATGCGCGCTGACAAAGGCAAGTCATTCGATGCCAGCATGGAACCGCTAAAGGCATATCTCAAGGAGCACGGTGCTTCCGATGACGTTATCGGCGGAGCCTGCGATATGCTCAAAGACATGATGCCTCCGAACGCTCTCGATGAGGACGAAGAGGAAAAGAAGGACAACGAATCCGAGGCCATGCGCATCAAAGAGCGCGAGAAGGAAGAAAAGGCTGAGGACCGCCGCCGCGCTGACGACAAGCACGCCGACGATAAGCATGCGGATGACAAGCAGGCCGACGACAAGCGCAGGGCGGACGACAAGCGGCGCGCCGACGACAAGAAAGCCAAGGACGCGAAGCGGGCCAAGGACGCCGAATTCGAGAAGTCCGACAAAGAGGCTGATGAGAACTCCGAAGGCGAAGAGACGGCGAAGGAGCGTCGCGAAGCTGAGGATCGCCGCCGGGCCGACGACAAGAAGGCCATGGACTCCGCCATCAGCACGGTCAAGACCGAGGTCATCGCGCAGCAGCGCGCCATCCGCAAGGCCGAGAACGCGGTCGAGCCTTATGTCGGCAAACTGAATGCTGACCTAGCCTTCGACAGCGCCGACGAGGTCTACGCCGCTGCGCTCAAGATGCGCGGCATTGATGTCAAGGGCGTGCACCCGTCCGCTTTCCCGAAACTGCTTGAGCTGCTGCCGAAGGCTGGGGCCCGCGCGGTCGAGCAAGGAAGCAAGATCGCGCTCGACTCTGTCGGCAACGGCTTCGCCGAGCGCCACCCCGAAGTTGCGAGAATCCAAACCGTCTGAGGTCGGCGGCCACGAGAAAGGCCGGTCTGACCCGGCCGAACTAAGGAGAAGGTCAACATGGCTGGCAGCGGCGGCATCCAAACCACCGTCAACACGCTCCAGAACCCGGCTGTTGTCGGCGACTGGTGCGACAGCAACCCGCGCTACTCTGTCGACGCCGGTCCATTCGGCCTGGTCGCCGGGCCTAACGGCCTGACCGTCGGCCGGTTTGCGTGGGTCACCGCCACCTACCTGGACTCGGACGGCGCACCGTCAGTCGCCAACAACTTCGGCATCGGGGCCCCGATCGGTTTTGTTCATCGTGAAAACCAAGCGCTGATCACCACGTTCCTCGCCGACTCGGGCCTCGTCATCCCCGGCGGCTACCAGTGCACGCTGACCAGCTCCGGCGGCGTCTGGGTCGCCAACAGCGGCACCACACAAGCGCAGTTCGGCCAGAAAGCCTTCGCCTACACTGCGACCGGCCTTGCCGCATTCGCGCCCACCGGCACTATCTTCGGCGGAGCAAGTGCCAGCGGCTCGTCCATTGCGGCTGAAACCTTCTCCGTCACCGGCTCCATCGCTACCAGCGGCGGCCAGGCATATAGCCAGCCGAGCATCCTGACTGTCACCGCAGTCGGTTCCGGCATCCTCTACGCTGGTGCTTCAATCGCCGGCACCGGCATCCCGACCAATCCAGCCCCGCAGATCGTCGGCCAGATCACGCCGCTGCTCTCCGGTGAAACGGTTGGCGGCATCGGCCGGTACGCGCTCAATCTCAATGAACTGACTACCGTCTCCGAGACCATCACCGGCACCTACGGCCTCTTGACGGTCGGCACGCTGATCGGCGCCGCCGCGTTCGCGGTTGGCGACCAGTTGACCGGCACTGGCGTTGTGGCTGGCACCAGCATCACCGCGCTAGGCGGCGGCACTGGCGGCACCGGCACCTACATCGTCAACAACAACACCGTCGTGGCGAGCACGACCATCACCGCGAGCGTCGCGGTCGAGACCAAGTTCTGGTGCTGGTCGAGCGGCCTGCCCGGAGAACTCGTCAAGATCTCCGCGCAAAGTCCGATTGGGACTTGACGTAGCAACATGAGGATTTTCGCGAAGATCGTTCTTGCGCGGCTAATGAGGGAAAGAAAGCCATGACCTATCAGGAAGCGGTCGCCGCCTGGCGCGAGGACAAGGCAGGCTTCGAGGCCGCCGGGATGATCCTCCCGACCGTCACCTCATATTTGCCGCCAGAGTTCAAGCGCGACTCCATGCTGGCCATGGACGCGCAGCCTGGGCTGAGCACGGACCCCAACGCGGGCGTGCCGTGGTTCCTGCTCAACATGATCGACCCGCAGGTCTACAAAATCCTGTTCGCCAAGAACAAGGCCGCCGATATCCTCGGCGAGCAGAAGCGCGGCGATTGGACCATGAAGACCACCATGTTCCCGGTCGTGGAACACGTGGGCGAGGTGACATCCTACGGCGACTACAACGAGGGCGGCCACACTGAGGCCAACGCCAACTGGCCCCAACGCCAGAGTTACCTGTTCCAGACGACCAAGGAACTCGGCGACCTCGAGATCGACACCGCCGGCGCCGCCAAGCTCAACTGGGTCGCCGAGGTCGATGCCGCGGTCGCGCTCGCGCTCAACAAGGCGCAGAACACCATCTATTTCTTCGGGCTTTCCGGCCTGCAGAACTACGGCATCCTCAACGACCCGCACCTGTCGGCGTCGCTGACGCCGTCGCCGAAGGCCTACGGCAACAATCAGTGGATCACCAACGGCGTCATCACCGCGACCGCCAACGAGATCTACACCGACATCCAATCACTGGTGACGCAGATCGTCACCCAGAGCGCGGGCCTTGTGGAACTCGACGCACCGATGAAGCTGTGCCTGTCGCCGACCATCCAGATGGCACTGACCGCAGCCAACTCCTTCGGCGTCAACCTCAAGATGCTGCTGAAGGACAACTTCCCGAACCTGACCATCGAGGCGGCCGTGCAGTACGGCGCGCAAACCGCGACCAACCCGCAGGGCGTGGTCGGCGGCAACTTCGTGCAGCTAATCGCCGAGCAGGTCGAGGGCCAGAAGACCGGGTTCTGCGCGTTCAACGAGAAGATGCGCGCCCACCCGATGGTCCGGGCGCTGTCGTCCTACAAGCAGAAGTTCACCGCCGGCGCGTGGGGCGCGATCTACCGCACCACCATCACGGTCTCATCGATGATCGGCGTCTGAGCCGGTTAACAAAGACGATGGAAGAAAAAACGATGTCTGAAGACTACAACAACGACGACGACGAGGCGCGAGAGCTCGGCATTGCTAAGAAGCAGCCGCCGCTGCCGCCAAAGCAGAAACCGATGACTGCGACTACCAAGACGGGCCGCGCTGGCCAGAAGGTTACGGTCGCCTGCAAGCATCCGCCCGGCATCGTCATGCGCGCGTTCGAGTGGAACGAGGAGGACGTCCCCGTCTTTGGCGGTGGCGTCAAGCGTCAAAAGGTTGCGCGCCCGACCGGCGACCAAGTTGTCATCCACGGCCCGAAGGTGGCGTTCGGCGTCATCCCGGATTTCCCGATCATCGGCGGCTACGCGCTGACGCACAATGTCGATGCCGAGATGTGGGACATCTGGCTGGAGCAGAACAAGAACAGCGACCTCGTCAAGAAGCACCAGGTCTTCGCCTACGAGAAGCCGGAGATGGCCGACGGCTGGGCCAAGGAGCACGCATCGGTGCGCAGCGGGCTCGAGGGCATCAACCCGTCCAGCATCAAGGACAAGGACGGCAAGGAACGCCCGGCCGACCCGCGGATGCCGCGTGGCGGGGCGCACATCACCGGGACGGTCACCGAGAACATTCCGTCGATGTAACGGAGAAGGAGGCCCGCATGAGCTGGTCTCCTGGCGGTCCATCGCCACCTGCGCCAGTTGTGTTCAATTACGAAACGTGGGTTCAGCAGTTTCCGACCTTTGCTGCTGTGACTCCGCTTCAGGCGCAAACTTACTTCGACCTTGCGGAATTGTACTATTCCAATTGGGGATGGACGGCGGCGATTCCAAAAGCTGCCACGTTTTTGAATTTGCTCACATGCCATATTGCGTGGCTGCTTTCACCGCGCGATAGCAATGGCAATCCGTCAGCAACGGGCCAACCCGCATCGCCACTTGTTGGTCGCGTCAGCAACGCATCGGAAGGTTCTGTCAGTGTTGCCGTAGAACTTATTCCGAGCGGTTCGCCATCCGAATCCTTCTTCAGCCAGAGCACCTGGGGACTGATGTTTTGGGCCGGAACCGCGCCTTACAGAACTGCTCATTTCGTTCCAGCTCCGCGACGAGGTCCGAATAGTCCATTCGCTCCGCCTTACTACGGACCATTCGGGTGGTCGCGATGAGTGAGCAGCGCGGCGATTTCCGAATGACCTCGAACATCCCGCGATATGACCAGTCGCAATCGCTACCCTATCGTCAAGCCATCCCGCGAATCAAAGGCGCAGCGGATGATGAGAATGAGCAGGCACGCAAGGAGACAATTCTCGAATTGGAACGCTTCGGTGCCGAGCGCGTCCGTGGTATGCTGGCGAAAGGCGAGATACGTCGGTCGCGATTGGCTCTCGTTTACGAATGGTTGAAGGGCAAGTGAAATGCCGCCTCGGCAAGCCAGACCGCTGGTGCAGACTAACGAGCCCGAAGAAAAGCGCATGCGCAATGAGGTTGCCGAACTGGAACGTCTCGGAGCAGAACAGGTGAAATATTTGCTGGATAGGGATATGTTTCCGACCGAGCGCGTTGTACTGGCCCGCGCATGGTTGAAAGGACGGCCATGACCGAGGTAGTCCATGTTCACCACGCCCATACTGAAAAGGAAGCCGCGCACTTCCAATCGGACTTCTTCGCTCGCCTCGAGCAATTCGGCGAGGCCACTGTTTGGTGGATGATGGCGCGGGATGATTTCGCACCGGCTATGGTTCCGCTGGTGCGCGAGTGGCTGAAGGGCAAGAAGAAGGCTGACTGATGCGCGAAGGATGGAAATGCCCAGTGTGCCAGCGCGGTATCTCGCCAGACGAAAAAACCTGTGATCATGGCGGTATAGGCACGATGCCAATTCCGCTTCCGCCAATGCTGCCTTATCCTTCGCCGCCAAATATTCTGCCACCAGTCATTCCTTGGTCTCCTTGGTCTCCTTGGTCTGCCGGATGCCCAGCGTGCGAGAGCAGTGGCGTCTGCAATTGTTATCGGCCAGACCGTGGTCCATTCTTTACCTCATCGGCGGCGCCACGAGTGGCTGAAAAGCAAAGGCAAGTTGTGATATGACCGTTGACAAGATAGCTGTGGATGCTCGCGACGCGGTGGAAGATCTTACCATCGAAGTTGAACTTACCGGCGTTCGTCGCTTGAGCGTGAAAGTATGGATTGCTGTCCGCCTAATGAAGCTGGCGGCTTTTGTTCTTGGCACGTCGCATCTCAAAGTAGACATGAAATGAAAATCAAGACGGTTGAAGCTACATTTTGCGTCGGCGAAGAAAGTGTGCGTTGGCGATTAGAAATGGAAGACGCTGATGCAAGCGAAGTTCTTCGGTGGTTGCCGCAGCTTCAAGTCGCGCTTGCCATCAAAGACGAATCCGTAAAATTCGATTTGTACAGTGGAGAGAGGACCGCAGCCTAATGGCCACAATAACCGGCGGATCCAAACTCGAAGCAGCCCTGCGCGACATGGCCGCGAAGGTGAGCAATCCGGCGACGCTCCGGGTTGGCTGGCTCGAAAATTCGACGTACCCGGACGGAACTCCTACGGCGATGGTCGCGGCCATCGTGGAGTATGGTCGTCCTTCAATAGGACAACCTCCAAGGCCGGCGTTCCGCAATATGATCGCCGATAAAAGCGGAGAATGGCCCGCAGCCATCGCTGGCTTGCTGAAATCCAACAATTATGATGCGGTTCTGGCGCTCAAGCAGACAGGGGATGCGGTTGCTGGGCAACTTCGCGACTCAATCGCAAAAATTACCAGTCCGCCGCTAAAACCTGCTACAGTGAAACGGAAAGGGTTCGATAAACCTTGGATCGAGACGGGACACGCCTTACAGTCCGTAGATTATGAAGTGAAGACATAAATGAGAGGACAAGATTTTACTGGATTGAAATTTGGTAGACTTACTGGCATTCGCCGCGTGGCTAATGTGGGTCGGGGTCTTCGGTGGCTATGGCAATGTGAATGCGGCAAGGAAACTGTAGCGGATCCATCAAAGGTCAAGTTAGGCCATACTACCTCATGTGGTTGTTTTTGGGTTGATAAATGTCGCATCCATAGGCATGGACACAATCCAGAAGGAAAGCAGACTCGCACTTACAAAGCTTGGGCCAATATGAAAAGCCGCGTAAGGCCAAATTCAACATCTCGTAAATATTATGNCGATAGGGGTATTACTGTTTGTGAATGGTGGAGAATAGATTTCCGTAATTTTTTGGCAGATATGGGCGAGTGTCCAGATGGACTTACGTTGGATCGCATCAACAATGACGGCAATTATGAACCGGGGAATTGCCGTTGGGCGACTATCGCTGAACAAAATAGAAATCTCCGACGAAATCGAATGGTCGTTTTTCAAGGTCAAAGGATGTGTCTGGCAGATGCCTGTAAGCTTGCAGGAATGGATGTCAACACAGTTTTGGCTCGCATAAATAAGGGAATGGATGTAGAAGAAGCCTTGATGCTTCCGGCAGCAGAGCGCCAGCGGCAATTACCTTTGCGCACGCTTGTTCTGGAGTATGGCACTGAATGGATGATGTACTGAACAACGAGGAGATGGCGTCATGGCCGGAATGAATTTGTGGGACAGTTTAGTCGGCAACCGTCCAGTCACGACGGGCACCGTGACGCTTAATGAATCGACGCCGGTTACTGTGGCAGCTCCGCTAGTCACGGCCAACTCGAATATCGTCTTTACGCTGAAGACAGTCGGCGGCACGGTCGGTGCTTATCCGACGATCCAGACCATCACGCCAGGGACTGGGTTCACCGTTGAAGGCGGTGCGAGTGATACCAGCACCTACAATTACTGGATCATCGGTTAATTCCGCTTTCTGACGCTTCCTAGCGTCCGCGTGATGCGCTATTGACGGCGCATCATGTACGTCTCGTGCAATCTCTGGAATCATACGGCAGTCGGGCAGCGCTCGATCGAAGACATCATCGGCATACTTGGCCAGATGTGCGTCGCGTTAGGCCACCAAGTCATTTGGGAGCCCGCGCACAGCAATGAAGTCTCCCCGACCTTCATCTACGGCCCCGGCCGCTATAACCTCATCGTCGAGGGTTTCAAGCCGCACCACATCGAGACGCTGGTGAAGGCCCGCGCCGGCGGCTGCC